AGCTGCTCAGTGCAGGTTCTGTTGAAGAAGAGGCAATGAACGCCCTGATTCATAAGAAGAAGATAGAGAGTATGGAAAGAGAGCTGCGTCAACTCATCACCCTTAGATACGGGGTAGAAGCGTACAAAGAGATGATGCAGATGAGAAGGCAAATCAGGGAACAACGAGAGCGAACGGTCTATAGACAAGCACAACGGAGAAAGAATTTCTTATGGAATACTTTGTACATTGGGTTAATCTCAATTATCCTTGGCTGTCTGTGGTGGTTGTTAGTGTTAGTCACAAGCTATAAGGGGTGAAATATGCCAGAACTAAAAGGTAAAAAATATCCATACACTGCCAAAGGCAAAAAGAAATATGCCGAAGACAAAAAGAAAATGGAGAAAAAAGATGCCGCTAAAAAAGGGAAAAAGTGAAAAAGCCGTTACTAGTAACATTAAAAAACTAGTAAAAGAAGGCTACCCTCAAAAACAAGCGGTAGCTATTGCGTTAGCTAAATCACAACCTAAACGCAAAAAGAAAAATGAAACTCGCCGTAGTTGAATGGGAAGATGCCTGTGAAATTGATAACACGCCTTGGGAATTTGAGCCAGAGGAGCATACGTATACTGCGTATATTGTTACGCAGGTCGGTTATGTCTGTTATGACGGGCCGGAAGGAGTTATACTTACATCGGCATATGGTAGTGGGCAGCTTGCTAGGCGTAATCAAATCCCGCGAGGAATGATACGTAACGTAACATATTTGGATGTTTATGACGGATAAAACTAAATATTTGGATGCTAAAGGTAAACGAGTAATTCTTGGATTGTTTAAAGAGTTTGCTCGTCCTGATGTTAAATATAAACCAGTGTACACGCTACAAGAATGGCACGATGCGTTTCTTGATTGCCGTGACCCGTCAGAATATTCTGCTGCTATGTTGTTGCTTGGTGATTGGGAACATTGGCTTGAAGTTCGTAACCACCCTATGATTAAACAACACGTAGATAAATGGCACAAAGAACTAGAAGTTAAGTTACGGTCAGAAGCTATTGTACAAATGCGTACACATGCTAAACAACAGGGCGGTACGGCTGCAGCTAAATGGCTTGCTGAAAAAGGATATGAGCTAGATAAAAAAGCTGTTGGGCGACCCAAAAAAGAAATTGAACCTGAAGCTCCTCAAACTAAACGTATTGCAGGTGATATGGCTCGTTTGGGCATTGTTGTTGGAGGTAAAGCATAATGCCGTACATGACTAATGGTAAGCGTGACTATAGTAAACAAAAAGCTAATGATGATAAGAACATGAAAAACCGTGCCAAACGTAATGCAGCACGGCGTAAACTTATGCGTGAAGGCGTAGTATCTAAAGGCGACGGAAAAGACGTAGACCACAAAGTTGCACTCAGCAAAGGGGGTGGCAATGGACGAAAAAATCTTCGTGTTACTAGTAGGTCTAACAACCGTAGTTTTAAGCGTACTAAGTCTGGGAGAATGGCATGATAGCATTATCAGCATTATTAGACCTTGGCGGTAAACTTGTAGACAAACTTATTCCTGACCCAGAAGCAAAGGCTAAAGCGCAGCTTGAACTTGCTACTATGGCTCAAAAAGGCGAGCTAGCTAGGATGGCTAATGAGACTGAGTTATTTAAATCAGAACAAGACAATTTGTCACAGCGGCATACAGCCGATATGGGTAGCGACTCTTGGTTGTCTAAAAACATACGCCCATTAACGCTTATAGCCATTTTGACGGGTTATTTTGTATTTGCCCTTATGTCTGCTTTTGACCTTGATACAAATGCCGCATACGTCGAATTATTAGGTCAGTGGGGCATGCTAATTATGAGCTTTTATTTCGGAGGTCGTACACTAGAAAAGATTATTGACTTAAGGAAAAAACTATGACCTTTCGACTTTCTAAACGGTCACACGAAAGACTTATTGGCGTTAATGAAGAATTAGTACAAGTTGTTAATCTTGCAATTGGTAAGTCTAAAGTTGACTTTGGTGTATCAGAAGGTATTCGTTCTGTAGAAAGACAAAAAGAACTTGTAGAGCAAGGTGCAAGTCAAACAATGAAAAGCATGCACATTACAGGTAGGGCTGTGGATTTGGTAGCGTACATTGGCCCTAAAGTTTGTTGGGAACTTAATGTATACGATGATGTAGCAGAAGCTATTCGAGAAGCAGCTCGTGAGCTACAAGTGTCTGTACGTTGGGGTGCTGCATGGAATATTGACGACATTACCAAATGGGAAGGCACAATGGAAGAAGCCATGAACCATTACATTGACACACGCCGTAAGGAAGGACGGAGGCCATTTATTGATGCGCCACACTTTGAAATATGAAATTTATTATTATTTTATTTACGTTCCTTTCTCCGGGCGTTTTGCAAGTACAAGGAGAAAAGACAGTAGAAACTATGCAGGAATGTGTAGAAGAGGCATATAAAATTAACACTGATGGTAATGTCCCTTTTAACGCTGCCTGTGTTCCAGCAAAAGGAGGTATGATATGAGTGAACGTGACCCACGACTAAAACGTGCAGGAGTGTCTGGATTTAACAAGCCAAAACGTACTCCTAACCATCCTAAAAAATCGCACGTTGTTGTAGCTAAAGAAGGTGACAAAGTTAAGACTATTCGTTTTGGTGAACAAGGCGCTTCTACTGCAGGTAAACCTAAAGCTGGTGAATCTGAGCGTATGAAAAACAAACGCGCTAGTTTTAAAGCACGGCATGGACGTAACATTGCTAAAGGCAAAATGTCAGCAGCGTATTGGGCTGATAAGGTGAAATGGTAATGAAACCCGGTTTATATGCAAATATTCATGCAAAACGTAAACGCATTAAAGAAGGCAGTAAAGAAAAAATGCGTAAGCCCGGAAGCAAAGGTGCTCCTACTGCTAAAGCATTTAAAGATTCTAAAAAAACAGCAAAAAGGAAATAAGCTTGAGCGATAAAGACTTAATCAAACAAGCAGCAGAAACTGACCTACTTACATTTATTAGGTTAGTAGCACCCCACAGGGTGCTTGGCGCTATTCATGAAGAACTATGTTACTGGTGGCAACGTGATGATGCTAAAGATAACCAGCTTGTGTTGTTGCCTCGTGACCATCAAAAAAGCGCAATGATTGCATATCGGGTAGCATGGTGGATTACTCGTCATCCAGAAACTACTGTATTGTACGTATCTGCGACAGCTAACCTTGCTGAAAAGCAATTGAAAAGTATTAAAGATATATTAACAAGTGACATCTATAGGTTTTATTGGCCTGAGATGGTAAACGAATTAGAAGGTAAACGTGAACGTTGGGCAGTAGATGAAATATCGGTAGACCATCCTAAACGTAAAGAAGAAGGCGTGCGTGACGCTACTGTTAAAGCTGCAGGTATTACGGCTAACGTCACAGGGTTGCATTGTAATGTAGCAGTGCTAGATGATGTAGTAGTTCCTGACAATGCGTATACGAATACAGGACGAGAACAAGTAAGGGCGTTTTACTCTCAGTTGTCTTCTATTGAATCTACAGGTGCAAAAGAATGGGCTGTAGGCACACGTTATCATCCGGGTGACTTATATAAAGATATGATGGACATGACGGAAATCTACTTTGATGACGATACAGATGAGGAGACAGAAGAACATGTTTATGAAACTTTTGAAAGAACAGTTGAAACAAATGGTGAGTTCCTTTGGCCTAAACAGCGGAGGGCTGATGGCAAAGCATTTGGTTTTGACGCTAAAGAGTTGGCTAGAAAAAAAGCGAAATACCTAGATGTAACACAATTTTATGCACAATACTACAATAATCCTAATGCTGTAGAAACTCAGCTTATTGACAAAAGCAGATTTTTATATTATAATAAAGAACAGATTGACAACATTAGTGGGGCGTGGTATATTGGTGATAATATGTTAAGTGTGTATGCTTCTATGGACTTTGCATATTCTGTCAGTAATACTGCTGACTATACTGTTATAGCTGTTATTGGAGTAGATGAAGATAATAACTATTATATATTAGATATTGATAGATTTAAAACTAATAAAATATCTGTTATGTATGATAGAGCAGAAGCAGTATATCGTAAGTGGAAATTTAAACGACTACGTTGTGAAGTGGTTGCAGCACAGCGACTTATCGTACAACAGTTTAAAGAGTATATGCGTGGACAACAAATTGCATTCAGCATTGATGAGTACAATCCTCCGCGCAATATGAGCAAAGCGGAACGTATTGCGGCTATTCTTGAGCCTCGGTACAACAAT